TTATAATCAGAAACTTAGGGAGCAAAAGGAAGCGCAGAAGGCGGCGCGTAGAGAGGCTGCAAGAAGGGCCAAGGAGATTGAAGAGACGATTAAAACAACGTTACTTGTCACCTGTATTATCGCGGTAGCAGTAGCATTGTTTATATTTTTGTTTGCGACTATTGCTCAAAGCAGTGCAGAAGAGATTGTATTATGATTGATTGGTGGAAACGATACATACAATTTAATCTAACAGCCAAGCTGACAATGCTTGCATCTGTTGCTATGTCATGGCGTTGTGCAGAATGGTTTATGCATTTGGAAAATCCGACGACGCAACAAAGTGCGTTCGTATCCGTAATTATGGGGGTTATGACAGGCGTCTACGGTATTTACCTTGGCAAAGAGGCAAGGACACCAAAAGAATGATGTATCAGGCTATAGTGATTGCTTGTTTGATTGGGACATCAGCCGTGCAGCGTGAGCAGTGTACGTTTCTTGAGGCACAGAAGTGGCATGATACAGAAAGGGCTTGTATGAATCATGCTTTTGTATTGGCTGAACGTGTTCATGTGCATATGAGAGGGTACAAAGCTGTAGGTTGGAGTTGCAAGCCAATGCCAAGAGGAGTGTTGTCCAGATGATACAGGCATTAATCGGCCCTATAGCCTCTCTGGCAGGGTCTTGGATGGAAAGTAAGGTAGAAGCTACCAAAGCAAAGGGTAAGGTGGCTCAGGCGAAGGCTGAGGCCGAAGCAGAGTTGATGAAGCATGAGGCTGGTTGGGAAAAAGTTATGGCCCAAGCTTCAGATAACAGTTGGAAAGATGAAGCGTGGACAATTTTATTTATAGCTATAATCGCTATGTGTTTCATCCCACCTTTGCAGCCCTATGTCAGTGAGGGCTTCAAAGCTTTGGATTCCACACCAGAGTGGTTTCAGTATGCCGTTTATGCCAGCATAGCCGCAAGCTTTGGTTTGCGATCTCTAAAAGGTATTAAGAAATGAATCTATCAAAAAATTTTTCTTTAGCTGAGATGGTAAAAAGCCAGACAGCTGAACGCAAAGGTATACCCAACACACCTGATGATGATCATACTAAGTGTATGGTTGCGCTAGCTGAAAATATTTTGCAGCCAATCCGTGATGAGTTTGGTTCTTTTATTGTATCGTCGGGCTATCGCAGTCCTGAGTTGTGTATAGCCATAGGTTCAAAAATCACCAGCCAACATGCAAAAGGTGAAGCAGCTGACTTTGAGGTTGCTGGTGTAGATAACTATGATCTCTGTTTGTGGATACAAGACAATCTTGATTTCGATCAGTTGATCTTAGAATGTTATACTGGCGGCAATAGTGGATGGGTGCATTGTAGCTACAGTCAGGATAATAATAGAAATCAAACACTTACCTATGATAGAGAAAATGGCTACAGATCTGGGCTTGTGGTTGACACAATATAAATATCCCCAACTGTTCCTCTCACTGCAAACTCAAGAGTTTTGCATCTCTCTCTAGCCCTTTGTTCTGCAAAATATTCTGCTTGGTCTTTGTTCAATGCTTTGACCTTGTATGTTTTCATCACTTCGATTGCTAATGTAACATTGAAAGAGTCTGCTTTTGTAGATAGATGACCTTTCAAGCATGTATTTTTTTCAGGTCTTTTTTGATATTTTCTTGGCATCATCCTCCCCCATACATTGTATGATCGAGATCAGCTTGTTCAAAGTGTGCTGCAACTGAATCCATATTATGATTACACATTGCTAGTATCTTGTCATAGGTTTCGTTTGGATCTCCCGGCCACGCGCCTGCATATTGTGCATCCAGTTCAGAAACAAGCTTCATTACTTTTGGATTTATATCTATCATTTTTATCTCCATAAAAAAGATGGTCAGGCCTACAGACAAGCCTGACCATCCGTTGCTAGGATTGTCGGAGAACCAAACCGACCCTAGAAAGGTATATCATCTTCGATAATTTGTGAAGATGTATCTGTTGATTCTTGATCTTGTGGTTCAGTTTCTTCTGATTTCTTGAGCAATTCACTGACTTTGAGTGATAAATATTTTTTGCCTTTGCTTTCGCCTTTCCACCCTGCAATCGTCCAATCTTGATGCAGTTCATCAAGTGGGCCAGTGTAGTCTGGCGCTTTCTCATTGCCTCGTTTGTCGTTTGGAAATAGCACACCTATCTTTTGGTAGACCTCTAGTCGGGTGTCTCCATTGCGTGACTCTGCTGTTATGATAGCGACATTCATATTATCATCCATAATGTTCAGCTTGCCCTGCAAAATAAAATTTTGTTCAGGCCAAGGCTTCCCAACAATTCCAGTGTTTCTATCTTGTTGAGTCATTTTTCTTGCTCCTCATTTCTTCTAGCACCCATAGGATGCGTTCAAGCTTTCTATTGATGTCAATAATATCTCTTTCTAGTTTTTTAATTCCAAGCATCTTTTTCATCCTGTGCAGTGTCTTGTTTTTTGGGAACTGACTTTACTTTAGGGCTGGGAATACTAGCTGAGTTTCCATCATCATCTTCTGACGGCAAACCAAACGCAGCTTGCAGCCCATAGCGTTTTGCATAGGTAATACCACTGCCCATTTTTTGTGGATCTGCGGCATCTTTGACTAAGATAGGTGTTCGACCAGATAAGACTTCACCTGACTCATGCATAACTATTGTAGTTACAAACATGTGATGTTCATTGAAATCAATCAGTTGTGTAAACGTGAGTCCACACTTGCCTGCTTCCTCACGAACTGTTGCAATCACTTCCTCAAGACTTGCATACTTGGATTTGAAGAATGGATTGTTTGAACTTTTACTAGCTGTCGCGCCTGTGTTGTGAAACTTGATAAGTGCTTTTGCTAGATTGTTTTTAGCTTCAGTCATTTTGGCTCTCCTTTACTGCTATTCTGAGTGATCCGCGCTTGTCGCGTTTGATGCTGAGCAAGTCGCAGTATACCTCTCGCTCATCATCTCCAACCATAGCTTTCAAGTCAGCTTTGGCAGATTCAAATAGTTTTGCATCTTGTTGATAGCTAATGTAATCATGGCACCTGTCTATAAAATGATTGTCTGTTGAAGCATCTCGTTTAACCATGCCATCGACTTTGATCTTATCTATAGACACAGGATGATTTGAGTTTGGTATTGGCTCAACATTATCAGAAACATGTTTCCAAAACTGTGATATGTACAGTTTCATTTGATCAATATATTGCCAATCTTTTTGTATATAAACCGTATCCCACTTACGATTACCAAAAATAACAGATAGATAACATCCCTTTGATTGATGAACCCACATGTAAAATTGTATCTGTGGCATATAAGTTTTGAGACAGTTCTCCATTGAGTTGCCTTCATATGTATGTTTGCACTCAACAATCTCTTCAGTGAAAAAGTTTTCTGAGCCACTGTTGTCCCATATGTATCCATCAACAGTACCCTTGAGAGGAACACCTTCCCAATTCATCTCTGCACAGTATTGCTGCTTTTTGACAGAGCATCCTGTTTGATCTTCAAACCAGTTGATATTGAACTGTTCAGTAAATATTCCCAGCTGCACTGGTAATACATTTGACAAGTCTTCAGGTTTAGTCTTGCCTGTTTTTTCTAGCCACAGTGATTGCCAATCACCTTCCATGATGCGACGCATATCGCTGCCGCCAATAAATCCAACTCTGTTCATTTTGGTTCTCCTAACAACATTACATTACTGCACCTATGCAGTCATTGCAACCTTTTTCGATGCCAAGGCTTGCATAAGTTTGGTTCTTTTCTTCATTCGCCATTCAATATGTTTGTGGAACTCTGCATATGCAGGCCAGAAGGTGCAAGACTCCCCGACCTTCTGGACTGCATATAGCACGATATCCGCTGGGTATTTGATCAGCTGAGATGTCAGTGATTTGATTCTTACCTGCTGATCTTTTGCTGTTTCACCTGATGGCTTGACAACAAGTGTAGCAAGCAAAGCAAGTTGCTTGATAATATCTTTTTCTGGTAAGGGTGTAAGTGATGCATTCACAATAGATATAGCAGTGTCTATTGTTTGTATTGAATCAGCATCAATATCATATCGTAACAATGTGATTTCAACATCGCTGTCTTTTGGGAATCGTGTTTGCTCTACTGGCTTAACGGTCAAACCCTTCAACGAGACTAGAGAAGTAATCACTCGTTTGTCTACTTCCCTTGGGTCTGCTATTTCCAGAAGACGAGCCACTGCTTTTTGTTGCTGTTCCCCACTGTACAGCATTGGTACACCATTTTTTGTAGGCGAGGTCTGGTCTTTTGAAGACGCTTCCTTTTGATCTGTGGTGATCACGGAACTTAACTGTTTCAATGTCATGATTTATCTCTACTCCTAGCAACTGGTTGAGATTTGTTTTTTGATCTGTAGTTGGTTTCCAATCTTCAGATAGTTCAGATTTGGTTCTACGCCTTCTACCCGGTAGCGGTGGGCTTTGTAATAGTGGAGCAATATCTTTTTCAAACACATCTCCATCAAATATAACTAAAGTCTTAGGCATTCCTGTTTTTCTTTTGTAGAACGCAACATCTCTAACAACTGTGAATGGATTTGGAAAGTTTGATTTGTCTCTATATTTTACTTCCACCACCAATTCGTGTTGTCCGAGTTTCCAGATGATGTCACCTGAGTATTCTCCTCCAAGTGATCCTGATAGTGGTTGTCTTTTGGCTGTGAATCCCAACTCTTCCAACCACTTGACGAACCATCTTTCGTGATAGTTTCCTTTGTTACGACTTTTGCTCGCCATGAGTTCTCCTTATAACAATCCAAGCATATTATGTAGTGTGCTTCAGGTTCTATTGATGCAAGAGGGGTTACAAACCAGCAGGTATAAACACCACAAGCCTGACAAGGATGTTCCTGTCCTTTGTTATCTGCTTTCTGTTTTTTCTTTTTCTTTCGCATCTTGATCTATGAAATCGTAAACCTGTTTTGCAGTTTCATATCTTAAATCATGACCCAAACGTTTTGCTCTGTAGTATGTTGAGTCACGAACACCAGCTTTGACGAAAGCCTGTTTTAGATTGACACCTTTTGAGGTGGCAAATTTTGTAAGTATTTTGTAATAGCTTTGCATACTTTCTTTTCTGCAAGTATGCAGTAAATGTCAAGATTTATCTGTATTCAAACGGTGTGTAGTTTTCTTTTGACCACATCACTAGTTGTTGTCTGCCAGATTTGCCTTTGCGTTTTGTTCCATCAACAATCACAAGACCTTTTTCTTTGAGTTGTTTGTATCTAGCAGTAACTGTGCTGTATCTAATATGTGGCATACGATCGAGTACATCATCAGATATACATCCACCTGCAAAGGTATTGATTACTTCCAAAACTTTCTTTTCCATCTTTGAGACATCAAGTTGCTCGGCAGCTGCGTGACTCGTAGACGGATCATTGTTACGAACAAGTTTGTAAGCTGGTGTTTCTATGAAACTTATAACTTTTTCATCAAACAAATCATCTATTGTATGCATTGTTCCATATTTATCTTTGTACATATTTTTGTTCATCTTCATCCTCCTTGGGGATCATAAATGGTTTGAGTTGTG